TTATAACGTCACTCCGCCTTTTAGAGGATTCAGCGCGACGGCATTTTGCAGGTAGTCAGGCGCAAGGTGCGCATAGGCCATCGTCTGCTGAATGCTCGCATGTCCCAGAATCTGTTGCAGTGCGATTATATTGCCCCCATTCATCATGAAATGGCTTGCGAATGTATGCCGCAGGATGTGGGTTGCCTGATTGGGTGGTATATCTGGCTTCACTCTGCGTAAAATCCCGCAAAACTTCTCATAATCAACTTTGAATAATTTAGCGCTGGCCTCCTCTTTAACTTTTTTCTCCAGTTCCTCAGAAATCGGCACGGTTCGCTTTTTACCGTTTTTGGTTTTCAGGAAGGTAACCCTGCAATTTGTAATCTGTGCTGGTTTTAGCGTGGCAACTTCCGTCCATCTTCCTCCAGTGCTCAGACATAAAAGTGCGACAAGTAAGTCATCACCATCCAAAACATTTAACAGTTTTTCGATTTCTGCTTTTTCCAGGAACGTCATTTCAGGGTTGGCCTCCGCCAGTGGCGGCAGTCCGTGAATTGGGTGTTGCCCGGAAAATTCATCCAATTGAATTAATTTTGTGAACATGCCGGATAATCGGTACATGTCACGGTTTATCGTTGCGGCACTGATACCATTTCGTAGTCGCATGGAACGATAATCCATCAAAGCTCTTTTGCTCATCCGGCTCACTGGTATATCACCTATGCCGCTGATGGTTTTGAGCAGATGATTAAACTCTTTTGTTCCATGCTCGTGGTTTTGCCCGTGATATTTCCACCAGATGTCCAGCAACTCACTCAAAGTTCTGCGATCTGCTCGCTGACCTGCCCATTCTTTCTGGCTGGCGTAGGCGATTGTGTATCGCTCAAATGCTACAGCCTCAGCTTTTCTTTCAAATTTCCTGCGGATGCGTTTTCCGTCGCGACCGCGAGGTCTAATGTCCACTTCATAGCGTCCATCATCGAGCTTCTTAATTGACATAAGAAAGCCCTCTGACGCTGTATTCACCATCTTGGTAACAAATGGTGAAAATGTAATGTTTATAGAGTGTTAACCAGTCTGTTTTTCGGAGCGGTCTGATTCTGTTGGTTTTTGCCCAATGTGTGCGAGAGCCGGCGCGATCTGACCAGCTTGTGGTGACGTATCACCAGTCATTAACCAGAGCGTATATTTTTTAAATAAAGGCGTATTTGTGACTCGCATAACGATGCTGAGACCAGGGTCTTTATGCCCACTTTCGTAATTTTTGACTGTTCCTAGAGCTATCCCGCTAATTTCGCTGAATTTCGCCTGTGTTAAGCCTTCTGCTTTCCTAATCGCTTTCAGTTTTTCGAATGTCTGCATTTGACAGTAACCTATTGGTGACTTATATTCCCGTCAAAAGGTTGTGTATTGGTGACCTTTTGAGTGTGTTAGCCAGTCCCTAGAAAGGACAGGGGCGACCTAGAAGGGGCTGGATCTAATAAGGGTAACACGAAAGCAAAAAGGGCTAATCAATGGAAGTCAATGACTATGTGATTCAGTACCCGATTGATGCGGTACATACGGTTAAGTTTGCAGAGTTACTTGGTAAGCCAGAAACGGCTGTAGTCAAGATGGTAAAAGAGAATAAATTGCCAGTTATTGAGCTTCGTGATCCAAGTAAGCCGAACGCTCGTGTCGGTGAGAAGTGGGTTTTCATTCCAGAGTTTAATCGCGCTGTACGAGAGGCGTTTTATAACCGACCAGTTGAACAGCGTGATGCATGGCTTTTGTGGATGGGGTTGTGATTATGAGTGAACCGCGTTGTATTGCTCAGTTACTGCGTAACGAAAGCCCCAGGGCGATTGACTTCACCATCACCCACGGTAAGGGGCGTAAGGGAATCATTATCCGCACCAAAAAACAGAGTCCGTTAAAAAAGGCTCTGACCTTTCTGAAAAGCCGGAGGGTCTGGAAATGACAGTGATGACGCTCAATCTCGTCGAAAAACAGCCAGCAGCTATGCGCCGGATAATTGGTAAGCATCTTGCCGTCCCTCGCTGGCAGGATACATGTGATTATTATAATCAGATGATGGAGCGCGAACGGCTAACAGTTTGCTTTCATGCGCAGTTAAAACAACGTCACGCAACGATGCGTTTTGAAGAAATGAACGACGTCGAACGTGAACGGCTGGTTTGTGCAATTGATGAATTGCGTGGGGCATTCTCAAAACGCCGTCAGGTTGGCGCAAGTGAGTATGCATATATTAGTTTTTTAACAGTCAGTCAGCGTCGTACTTTATTTATGCATGCCGGATTGACTGAAAAAGAATTCAATCAGCCATACTGGCGAATTAATGAAGAGTCATGTTACTGGCGTGATGCTTTATTCCGTGCATTACGTGAACTATTCAGTCTGTTTGAGTATGCACCGACAATTCTGACGTCGGTAAAACCAGAGCAATATTTGCATTAAGTAATTAACCAGAGTTTTTAACGCACTTAATTGTGCGGGGCTTCTTTTTGCCTGGAGAAAGTCATGCATACAGTTTCTGAAAGTCAGTGCGGTAAATACGCATTACTGCTGCAACAGGCCAGAACCGAAGCACAGGCCGACGCAGCGACGCGCTTTTCTTCTCATCTTGACGCCATGATTCGCCACATCACAAAGGCGGAGTTATCCCGCGTGGAGATAGTCGAGCTGCTCAGTCAGGAGTCGGAAAAATTTCACAATATCGGATTGTCTCGCGGGGAGGTGCTTTGATGTCCTGTTCTCATTCAGTTGTATTACTGAATAACGCCTTAAAAATCGCCGTTATGAAAAATGGCGATTTGTCTCTTATTCAACTTTGTCTTGATAAAGAAAAACGCGACATAACTGAATCTGTTATCGCGATTTATCAGAATGAATTAAACCTCCTGTCTGATGTGGTCAATTTACTTGTTAAACGCGCTGTATTTCATAAGCAAATCTCCTCCGTGGATGAACTGACGAAATTAACGACAGAAATCGCCAGCTATTGCGCTGATGAATTTAAGAGGCTGAACGACAAAAGGAGCTGGTAATGCCGGACAACGTGGATTTTATTCAGGAACAACAGGCTGAATTACTGGAGCGCCAGATTAACGCGGCAAGGGTAAAACATTGCGGTGCTTCTGCGCTGGTTTGCGAAGAGTGTGACGCGCCAATACCTGCTGCCCGTCGTGCGGCTTATCCGTCAGCCACGCGTTGTGTTTCCTGTCAGTCAGTCTTTGAAGCAAAAAACAAACATTACCGGAGAATGGCATGAGCATTCGTATAGAAATTGGCGAACGTTATGTCGTTACCAGTGACAGCTTTCAGTTTATTCTCCATGAGAAAAAGAGAGCGGAAAGCGGTAAAAACGCCGGTCAGGAGTGGCTGGCGGTGGTTGGTTATTACCCGAAATTAAGCCAGCTCGTTTCCGGCCTGATGCATCACGATATTCTGACCGGAAGCGCAAAGTCTTTTGCTGATTTAAACGCGCAGGTTGAGCAACTCAGCAAGCGTTGTTCAGAGGCTTTTGGCTCATATGGCCGTTAAAGCCTCCGGGCGTTTTGTCCCTCCGTCAGCATTTGCTGCAGGCACCGGTAAGACGTTTACCGGTGCTTATGCATGGAACGCGCCACGCGAGGCTGTCGGGCGCGAAAGACCCCTTACACGTGACGAGATGCGTCAGGTGCAAGGTGTTTTATCCACGATTAACCGCCTGCCTTACTTTTTGCGTTCGCTGTTTACTTCACGCTATGACTACATCCGGCGCAATAAAAGCCCGGTGCACGGGTTTTATTTCCTCACATCCACTTTTCAGCGTCGTTTATGGCCGCGCATAGAGCGTGTGAATCAGCGCCATGAGATGAACACCGACGCGTCGTTGCTGTTTCTGGCAGAGCGCGACCAGTATGCGCGCCTGCCGGGAATGAATGACAAGGAGCTGAAAAAGTTTGCCGCCCGTATCTCATCACAGCTTTTCATGATGTATGAGGAACTCTGCGATGCCTGGGTGGATGCGCATGGCGAGAAAGAATCGCTGTTTACGGATGAGGCGCAGGCTCACCTGTATGGTCATGTTGCTGGCGCTGCACGAGCTTTCAATATTTCCCCTCTCTACTGGAAAAAATACCGTAAAGGGCAGATGACCACGAGGCAGGCATATTCTGCCATTGCCCGTCTGTTTAACGATGAGTGGTGGATTAGTCAGCTTAAAGGCCAGCGTATGCGCTGGCATGAGGCGTTACTGATTGCTGTCGGGGAGGTCAATAAAGACCGTTCTCCTTATGCCAGTAAACATGCCATTCGTTATGTGCGTGCACGCCGCCAGGCAAATCTGGAATTTCTTAAATCGTGTGATCTCGAAAACAGGGAAACAGGCGAGCGCATCGACCTTATCAGTAAGGTGATGGGCAGTATTTCTAATCCTGAAATTCGCCGGATGGAGCTGATGAACACCATTGCCGGTATTGAGCGTTACGCCGCCGCAGAGGGTGATGTGGGGATGTTTATCACGCTGACCGCGCCGTCAAAGTATCACCCGACACGTCAGGTTGGAAAAGGCGAAAGTAAAACCGTCCAGCTAAATCACGGCTGGAACGATGAGGCATTTAATCCAAAGGATGCGCAGCGTTATCTCTGCCGTATCTGGAGCCTGATGCGCACGGCATTCAAGGATAATGATTTACAGGTCTACGGTTTGCGAGTCGTCGAGCCACACCACGACGGAACGCCGCACTGGCATATGATGCTTTTTTGTAATCCACGCCAGCGTAACCAGATTATCGAAATCATGCGTCGCTATGCGCTCAAAGAGGATGGCGACGAAAGAGGAGCCGCGCGAAACCGTTTTCAGGCAAAACATCTTAATCGGGGCGGTGCTGCGGGGTATATCGCGAAATACATCTCAAAAAATATCGACGGCTATGCACTGGATGGGCAGCTCGATAACGATACCGGCAGACCGCTGAAAGATACTGCCGCGGCTGTTACCGCATGGGCGTCAACGTGGCGCATTCCGCAATTTAAAACGGTTGGCCTGCCGACAATGGGGGCTTACCGTGAACTACGCAAATTGCCTCGCGGCGTCAGCATTGCTGATGAGTTTGACGAGCGCGTCGAGGCTGCACGCGCCGCCGCAGACAGTGGTGATTTTGCGCTGTATATCAGCGCGCAGGGTGGGGCAAATGTCCCGCGCGATTGTCAGACTGTCAGGGTCGCCCGTAGTCCGTCGGATGAAGTTAACGAGTACGAGGAAGAAGTCGAGAGAGTGGTCGGCATTTACGCGCCGCATCTCGGCGCGCGTCATATTCATATCACCAGAACGACGGACTGGCGCATTGTTCCGAAAGTGCCGGTCGTTGAGCCTTTGACTTTAAAAAGCGGCATCGCCGCGCCTCGGAGTCCTGTCAATAACTGTGGAAAGCTCACCGGTGGTGATACTTCGTTACCAGCTCCCACACCTTCTGAGCACGCCGCAGCAGTGCTTAATCTGGTTGATGACGGTGTCATCGAATGGAATGACCCGGAGGTCGTGAGGGCGCTCAGAGGTGCATTAAAACATGGCCTGAGAACACCAAATCGCCAGCAAAGAAACGGAAGCCCGTTAAAACCGCATGAAATGGCACCATCGGCCAGACTGACCCGGTCGGAACGAATGCAAATTACCCGTATCCGCGTTGACCTTGCTCAGAACGGTATCAGGCCGCAGCGATGGGAGCTTGAGGCGCTGGCGCGTGGGGCAACCGTAAATTATGACGAGAAAAAATTCACGTATCCGGTCGCTAATGAGTGGTCGGTTTTTTCAATTAAACAATAATGACTACTACTGCAGTGTTGTGGGAATGTTATAGTGTTTGTGGAATTTTTCTATGAAAAACAATGAATTAATCTGTTTTTCATATTGAGCTAATTTTTTATGGCCACAGTTGTTAAAAAGTGAGAACATAATCTTGTTCAAAACCTGCTTCTATATACGGAGGCTTTCGCTATAATACGCGGTCGGTTTTAGGAGGGGATAATGCCAACAGTAGTTTCACTTTTTTCTGGATGCGGTGGTTCCGATGCGGGGGTTTTGAGAGCCGGCTTTGATGTGCTTATGGCCAACGATATCTTGCCGTATGCGCGCGATGTTTATATTGCCAATCATCCAGAAACTGATTACATATTAGGCAATATTGCTGATGTAACTACTTTTCCTAAATCTGATTTGCTGGTAGGTTGTTATCCATGTCAGGGATTCAGCCAGGGTGGTGCGCGTAAAGCCGATCGAAAAATTAATACTCTTTATTTAGAGTTTGCTAGAGCTTTAAACAATATAAAGCCTAAAGCTTTTATAGTAGAAAACGTGTCTGGTATGGTTAGAAAAAATTTTGAGCATTTGTTATCTGACCAGATCAGGGTTTTTACTGAAGCAGGTTATACTGTTTCCGCAAAAGTTTTAAATGCGGCTGAATATGGAGTAGCGCAGGAAAGAAAAAGAATATTTATCGTAGGAATCCGTAATGATTTCAAAGTTAAGTACGAGTTCCCTCAGCCAACTCATGGGCCAGCAACTGGCGTCAACTATGTTACTATTAAAGATGCTATAGGGCATTTACCTGAATGGCCAGAAGGTGAATTTTATGATATGGGATTCCATTGGTATTATATGTCTCGCAATCGTCGCCAGGATTGGGATCAAATTTCAAAGACAATAGTTGCTAATGCAAGGCATATGCCGTTGCATCCTGTCAGTCCTCCGATGGAGAAAGTAAGAACTGATGAATGGAGATTTGTTGAGGATCGGAGAGCTCGCAGATTCAGTTTTCGAGAGGCTGCACTATTACAAGGGTTTGAGGATCTAGTGTTTCCAGAAACAAATGCTGCAAGTCTTGGCATGAAATACACGGTGGTTGGTAATGCAGTGCCTCCGCCGCTTTTTGAAGCTGTAACGAAGGCATTGCCAATAGAATTATGGGATTGATAAGCTATTAAGGCTCTGGATTTAATGTATAAAGCTCTTCCTCAAATTCGCGAAACCAATCAGAGGTAGTTATCGCTTCCCATTGGTTTGCCTTATCAAGTAGATATATGATTCTCAACCTATCTAATAATAATACTCCAGCGGTTGCGTGTGTGCTTACCCATTCGCCATTTGCTTCCCGATAGAAAACAGGCGTGAACATTGTTGATGGATGCTGGAACGCAATTTGGAAATAGGTGGTCAGTTTTAACACGTTAGCCTCTAATGTTTTGCTTGGCCACCCTGTTTCTTGTGCACCACATTGACCAAGAATTCCATAGTTGCTAGTTTGACCATCAGGAAATTCCACTGTAGCAATTAGGTCAAACCCGGCATCACCAGATGTGGGAGCTCTATTTATTTCCCTTGTGTTTAAACTACAAACTCCAAGATCTTTTCCTAAAGTTTGTAGAGCTGTCCGAAGATTTGTTCCATAATAATTTTGCCTATCATCGGAGTTAGCATCAAAAATTCTTACGGTGCCATGTGCAGGTAAGAGAGAAATCATTGCTACTTTACATACTCTGGCAAAGCTCTTTGCCCAACGTTGTGCTGCTCCTTTAATCGACTTAAAGGATCTAAGTCTAGAGCAGCAAAGAAGAAAAACATATATTCGTTGTTGTTGGTTTAGATTTTCTTTAATAATTATCTCATCACCTGAAATTATAAATGGATATATTTTGCCAAGAGCACTTTCTCTATATTCGAGTTGTGTCCAAACATCTTCGAGTTGCTCTTCAAAACGATCATTTCTCTCAGCGTCTCCATTAATTTCTTCTTCAGAATTACATTCTTCATCAATTTCTTCAACGCTTGTTATGCCGAATTTTCTTACTGAATCTAAATCATTTTTATGTAGTGAGTTACGTCCGGTATAATTAATTACCGTGAGTAACTCGGCTAAATCTGCAAACAAATGAGGAGAGTTGGGATGCATAACTCCTACTTCAAAAGTCATCATCACCTCTGCTATTTTTCTCTGCTATTTCAGAACCTATAAGCTTAATATGTTTATTGATTCTTCGTGCTACTTCATGGGCCTGTCTATCATACTCTACCGTGGCAACCATGCCTGCTGCATCTATCAAAGCTGCTTCAACTTGATAAAGTAACTGGAGAAAGTCCTTAGTAATATCAGATGTCAATTGATAGGCAACTGCGAGTGGAGCCCCCATTCGGAATTGCTCCAATGCCTTAGGGCTACTTACAACAGCAGCTAGTTCTCTTAAATTACGTGATTCTCCTACACGAGTTTTTTTATCCTCGCCTTTTTTATATAACCATTCAGTTAGTTCTTTTATTTCTTTGTTCTTTAAACTCTTAGAATTGATGATAGGATGACTTGGTATTGTGTCTCCATCGTCTTCGATTGAAACTCCGACAAACTGGCCTAACCGCTCATCAGCAAGTGCTGTTGATAATACTGAAAATTTAATCGTTTCTTCATCTAGCTTTTCAATACCATAAAAATCATTTTTTTTAATGATTTCATACACCGCTAAAGCGTCTAGGTTACGCTTGATATGATCCCTACGACTGCCAATAGCTCTGGCAACCTCATAGTAGCGTAGCATTGGATCCAGATTTGCATTGGTATAATCAAAAAGCTGTTTAATATATCGAGCTTTTGATAAGGGTTCCCATTGTTTGACACCAGTAATATGTCTGAAACCAAGGTACGGAAGAATCTCTTCTCTTGTTTGGCGCTCAATGACAGGAACACGATCGACCGTATGTTTTGCATTTGATGCAATTTCTCGTAGTCGAGCACTTGGATTTTCACATAGTGTCGGATCGCGTAATAATTTGACCGCGGATAGGCGACGGTTTCCTTCAACTACAATGTACTTCCCCGGCGCTCCACTATCAGGAATGACAATCAATGGTTCTCCAGGGAAAAAACCATTTTCCGCAATAGCACTCATTAGGTCTTCGATAGATGTTGAGGTTGCTATGTAGTTAATCATTCCCAATTGGTCACGAGACACGCCTTCAGGAAGTCTTGGGTTTTCTGTGTCAAGTTCCAAATCATCTAGCGGAACATAAAGTATTTCTGAATCAGCAATCATCTGGATCTCCGTTGAACATGTCCACGAGAAGGAGCACAAAGTTATTTCATAACATGCAATATACTCATTCTGTAGCCATAAATGAATTATTCATGATGTAAGATTCGCGTTGATGTGCGTGAATTCGCAAGTAATTATACAGCAAGGTTTGATTGGGTATCGTCAGCACCAGTGCGGTTCCAACGTACTCATGCAACTGCATTAAAACCGCCCCATGAAGCGGGCGGGCGAGGCGGGGAAAGCACTGCGCGCTGGCGGTGGTGCTGATTTTATTTTTTCAGCGTCTGAGCGCGTCGTGATGGCGTTTAGAGTGTGCGCCGGGGCGTTGGTGTGTCTGCGGGGTGTTTTGTGCGGTGGTGAGCGTGTGAGGGTGTGATGACGGGGTGTAAAAAAGCCGCCCGCAGGCGGCGATGTTCAGCCGTTGTCAGTGTCCAGTGAGTAGTTTTTAAAGCGGATGACCTCCTGACCGAGCCAGCCGTTTATTTCCCGAATCCTGTCCTGTAACGGGATAAGCTCATTGCGGACAAAGACCTTTGCCACTTTCTCAATATCACCCAGCGACCCGACGTTCTCCGGCTTGCCGCCCATCAACTGAAAGGGGATGCGGTGCGCGTCCAGCAGGTCAGCGGCGCTGGCTTTTTTGATATTAAAAAAATCGTCTTTCGTCGCCACTTCACTGAGCGGGATAATTTTAATGCCGTCGGCTTTTCCCTGCGGGGCGTAGAGAAACAGGTTTTTAAAGTTGTTGCGGCCTTTCGACTTCACCATGTTTTCGCGGAGCACTTCGATATCGTTGCGATCCTGCACGGCATCAGTGACGTACATGATGTATCCGGCATGTGCGCCGTTTTCGTAATACTTGCGGCGGAACAGCGTGGCCGACTCATTCAGCCAGGCAGAGTTAAGGGCGCTGAGATATTCCGGCAGGCCGTACAGCTCCTGATTAATATCCGGCTCCAGCAGGTGAAATACGGAGCCGGGCGCGAAAGGTGTCGGCTCGTTGAAGGACGGCACCCACCAGTAAACATCCTCCTCCACGCCACGGCGGGTATATTTTGCCGGTGAGGTTTCCAGTCTGATGACCTTACCGGTGGTGCTGTAACGCTTTTCCAGAAACGCATTACCGAACACCAGAAAATCCAGCACAAAGCGGCTGAAATCCTGTTGCGAAAGCCACGGATGCGGGATAAATGTCGAGGCCAGAATATTGCGTTTAACGTAAATCGGTGAGCTGTGATGCACGGCAGCACGCAGGCTTTTCGCCAGACCGGTAAAGCTGACCGGCGGCTCATACCATCTGCCGTTACTGATGCACTCGACGTAATCCAGAATGTCACGGCGGTCGAGTACCGGCACCGGCTCGCCAAAGGTGAATGCCTCCATTTTCGGGGCGCTGGCGATCATTGTTTTTGCCGCAGGTTGCGGTGTTTTCCCTTTTTTCTTGCTCATCAGTAAAACTCCAGAATGGTGGATGTCAGCGGGGTGCTGATACCGGCGGTGAGTGGCTCATTTAACAGGGCGTGCATGGTCGCCCAGGCGAGGTCGGCGTGGCTGGCTTCCTCGCTGCGGCTGGCCTCATAGGTGGCGCTGCGTCCGCTGCTGGTCATGGTCTTGCGGATAGCCATAAACGAGCTGGTGATGTCGGTGGCGCTGACGTCATATTCCAGACAGCCACGGCGGATAACGTCTTTGGCCTTGAGCACCATTGCGGTTTTCATTTCCGGCGTGTAGCGGATGTCGCGCGCGGCGGGATAGAACGAGCGCACGAGCTGGAACACGCCGACACCGAGGCCGGTGGCATCAATTCCGATGTATTCGACGTTGTATTTTTCGGTGAGTTTGCGGATGGATTCAGCCTGAGTGGCAAAGTCCATGCCTTTCCACTGATGACGCTCAAGTATTCTGAATTTGCCACCGGCCACCACCGGCGGTGCCAGCACCACGCATCCGGCGCTGTCGCCACGGTGTGACGGGTCGTAACCAATCCAGACCGGACGGGAGCCGAACGGATTGGCAGCAAAGGGGGCATAGTCTTCCCATTCTTCCAGCGTGTCGACCATGCAGCGTTGCAGCTCCTCGAACGGGAACACCGACGCCTTGTCGTCAACAAATTCACACATGAACAGATTTTTAAAATCATCGGCGCTGTTTTCGCGTTTGAGCTGTTCAATGTCGAACAGCGTGCAGCCGCCTTTCAGCGCGTCCTCAATGGTGACAATCTGCCGCCACTGGCCGTCCGCACAGAGAAGACCACCGGCAAGGGCGTTATGACTGACGTCGATTTCCACACGTTCGGCGGCGCTGGCGCGTCCCCGGTTGAACAGTTCACCCGACCAGAACGGGTAGGCGTCGTGCGCCAGCGTGGACGGGGTGGAGAAATAGGTCGAGCGCAGGTGACTCTGTGAGGCCATACCTGATGCCACCTTACGCAGTACCTGAAAATTCGGGATCCAGAAAATCTCATCGACGTACAGGTCGCCGTTATGGCTCTGCGCGGTGTTGGAGTTGGTGCCGAGAAAAATCAGTTTTGCGCCGTTATTGCCCAGGACAATCGGGTCACCGGTCAGGTCAACGTCAACCAGCCGGGCAAAGGCGATGATGTATTCGCGGAACACATACGCCTGCGTTTTACTGGCCGACAGAAAAATCTGGTTATGACCGGTTTTCAGGGCGCGCAGCAGCGCCTCGCGGGAAAAATAAAACGTCGCGCCAATCTGGCGGGATTTCAGGATATCGCGGATGCGGTGCTCAAGCCCGGCGCGATACCAGTGCAACTGATATTCGAAAGACTGCTCAAAGAAAATCTGCTCCAGCTTTTCGATGGCCTCGTCACTGAAAAAATTCTTTTTCGGTTTGCGACGCCCGCCTTTGTTGCGGTTAGCGACGTTCGGATTAAGGTCTGCCTCGTTGCCGGTCTGACTGTAACGGTTGACCCGTGCCAGTCGTTCAATCTGGCGTCCCAGCAGGTCAATTTCCTTGAAGTCACCGCCGGTTTTCTGCGGTTTGATGATGAGCTGGGTCAGCCGCGCTTCCAGACTCATTTCGACACGGCTGATGGGGGCAACGCTGTCCCAGCCGTCGCGCTGTTTCCAGCTCTGCACCGTCGGGCGTTTCATCTGCAACATGGCGGCAATCTGCGGCACGGAAAACCCCTGCCAGTACAGCAGCGCCGCCTGACGACGCGGGTCGTGTAAAAGAGTGGTGTCTGTGGTGATGGTCATGAATACCTCGCCGTGATGAATACACGGCAAGGCTACTGAGTCGCGCCCCGCGATTCGCTAAGGTGCTGTTGTGTCAGTGATAAGCCATCCGGGACTGATGGCGGAGGATGCGCATCGTCGGGAAACTGATGCCGACATGTGACTCCTCTAATCACTATTCAGGACTCCTGACAATGGCAAAAAAAGCATCAAAATTCTTTCGTATCGGCGTTGAGGGTGACACCTGTGACGGGCGTATCATCAGTGCGCAGGATATTCAGGAAATGGCCGAAACCTTTGACCCGCGAGTCTATGGTTGCCGCATTAACCTGGAACATCTGCGCGGCATCCTGCCTGACGGTATTTTTAAGCGTTATGGCGATGTGGTCGAACTGAAGGCCGAAAAGATTGACGATGATTCGGCGCTGAAAGGCAAATGGGCGCTGTTTGCGAAAATCACCCCGACCGATGACCTTATCGCGATGAACAAGGCCGCGCAGAAGGTCTATACCTCAATGGAAATTCAGCCGAACTTTGCCAATACCGGCAAATGTTATCTGGTGGGTCTGGCCGTCACCGATGACCCGGCAAGCCTCGGCACGGAATACCTGGAATTCTGCCGCACGGCAAAACACAACCCCCTGAACCGCTTCAAATTAAGCCCTGAAAACCTGATTTCAGTGGCAACGCCTGTTGAGCTGGAATTTGAAGACCTGCCTGAAACCGTGTTCACCGCCCTGACCGAAAAGGTGAAATCCATTTTTGGCCGCAAACAGGCCAGCGATGACGCCCGTCTGAATGACGTGCATGAAGCGGTGACCGCTGTTGCTGAACATGTGCAGGAAAAACTGAGTGCCACTGAGCAGCGCCTCGCTGAGATGGAAACCGCCTTTTCCGCACTTAAGCAGGAGGTGACTGACAGGGCGGATGAAACCAGCCAGGCATTCACCCGCCTGAAAAACAGCCTCGACCACACCGAAAGTCTGACCCAGCAGCGCCGCAGCAAGGCCACCGGCGGTGGCGGTGACGCCCTGATGACGAACTGCTGACCGGCGTCAGTCAGTCCGGGAAAACCTTCACGATTAACCCTTAATTTCAGGAAAAACTATGCGCCAGGAAACCCGCTTTAAATTTAATGCCTATCTGTCCCGTGTTGCCGAACTGAACGGCATCGACGCCGGTGATGTGTCGAAAAAATTCACCGTTGAACCGTCGGTCACCCAGACCCTGATGAACACCATGCAGGAGTCCTCTGATTTTCTGACCCGCATCAACATTGTGCCGGTCAGCGAAATGAAAGGGGAAAAAATTGGCATCGGTGTCACCGGCTCCATCGCCAGCACCACCGACACCGCCGGTGGCACCGAGCGTCAGCCGAAGGACTTCTCGAAGCTGGCGTCAAACAAGTACGAATGCGACCAGATTAACTTCGATTTTTATATCCGCTACAAAACGCTGGACCTGTGGGCGCGTTATCAGGATTTCCAGCTCCGTGTCCGTAACGCCATTATCAAACGCCAGTCCCTTGATTTAATCATGGCCGGTTTTAACGGCGTGAGGCGTGCCGAAACCTCTGACCGCAGCAGTAATCCGATGCTACAGGATGTGGCGGTCGGCTGGCTGCAGAAATACCGCAATGAAGCCCCGGCGCGCGTGATGAGCAAGGTCACTGACGAGGAAGGGCACACCACCTCTGAGGTTATCCGCGTGGGTAAGGGCGGTGATTATGCCAGCCTTGACGCACTGGTGATGGATGCGACCAACAACCTGATTGAGCCGTGGTATCAGGAAGACCCTGACCTTGTGGTGATTGTGGGGCGTCAGCTACTGGCGGACAAGTATTTCCCCATCGTTAACAAGGAGCAGGACAACAGCGAAATGCTGGCCGCTGACGTCATCATCAGCCAGAAACGCATCGGTAACCTGCCGGCGGTACGCGTACCGTACTTCCCGGCGGATGCGATGCTCATCACGAAGCTGGAAAACCTGTCCATCTACTACATGGATGACAGCCATCGCCGCGTGATTGTGGAAAACCCGAAACTCGACCGCGTGGAGAACTACGAGTCAATGAACATTGATTACGTGGTGGAAGACTACGCCGCCGGTTGTCTGGTGGAAAAAATTAAGGTCGGTGATTTCTCCACACCGGCTAAGGCGACCGCAGAGCCGGGAGCGTAACCGATGACGAGTCCCGCACAGCGCCACATGATGCGGGTCTCGGCAGCGATGACCGCGCAGCGGGAAGCCGCCCCGCTGCGACATGCAACTGTCTATGAGCAGATGCTGGTTAAGCTCGCCGCAGACCAGCGCACACTGAAAGCGATTTATTCAAAAGAGCTGAAGGCCGCAAAAAAACGCGAACTGCTGCCGTTCTGGTTGTCGTGGGTGAACGGCGTGCTGGAGCAGGGCAAAGGTGCACAGGATGACATTCTGATGACGGTCATGCTGTGGCGTCTGGATACCGGCGATATTGCCGGTGCGCTGGAGATTGCCCGTTATGCCCTGAAGTACGGCCTGGCCATGCCGGGGAAACACCGCCGTACCCCGCCGTACATGTTCACCGAGGAGGTGGCGCTTGCTGCCATGCGCGCTCACGCTGCCGGTGAGTCTGTGGATACCCGCCTGCTGACGGACACCCTTGAACTGACCGCCACGGCTGACATGCCTGATGAAGTGCGCGCAAAGCTGCACAAAATCACCGGTCTGTTTCTGCGTGACGCTGGTGATGCCGCAGGTGCGCTGGCGCATCTGCAACGTGCGACACAGCTCGACTGTCAGGCAGGCGTCAAAAAAGAGATTGAACGACTGGAGCGGGAGCTGAAACCGAAGCCGGAGCCGCAGCCCAAAGCGGCCACCCGTGCCCCGCGTAAGACCCGGAGCGTGACACCGGCAAAACGTGGACGCCCGAAAAAGAAAGCCAGTTAACAACCGAATGCGCCCCGCGCCAGGGCGGCACGCCGGTCAGTGAGGGTGAATCACCTGACACTGCACCGGCGTCCACCGCCCGACTTTTCAGAGGTAGTCATGATGACGCTGATTATTCCGCGAAAGGAGGCTCCCGTGTCCGGTGAGGGTACGGTGGTCATCCCGCAACCGGCAGGCGACGAGCCGGTGATTAAAAACACGTTCTTTTTTCCCGATATCGACCCGAAGCGCGTCCGGGAACGTATGCGCCTTGAGCAGACCGTCGCCCCCGCCCGTCTGCGTGAGGCCATCAAGTCAGGCATGGCGGAGACGAATGCGGAGCTGTACGAGTACCGCGAACAGAAAATTGCCGCCGGTTTTACGCGTCTGGCGGAAGTCCCGGCGGACGACATCGACGGTGAAAGCATCAAAGTTTTTTACTACGAGCGCGCCGTGTGTGCGATGGCGACCGCATCGCTTTATGAGCGTTATCGCGGCGTGGATGCCAGTGCCAAAGGCGACAAGAAGGCCGACAGCATTGACAGCACCATTGATGAGCTGTGGCGGGATATGCGCTGGGCAGTGGCGCGCATCCAGGACAAGCCGCGCTGCATCGTGAGTCAAATCTGATGAAGACCTTTGCGCTACAGGGCGACACGCTCGACGCCATTTGTGTCCGGTATTACGGGCGCACTGAGGGCGTGGTCGAGGCTGTGCTCGCCGCAAATCCGGGACTGGCTGAACTGGGTGCGGTGCTGCCGCACGGCACCGCCGTCGAACTGCCCGACGTTCAGACCGCACCCGTGGCTGAAACTGTCAATCTGTGGGAGTAACGCATGACAGCAGAAGAAAAAAGCGTCCTGTCGCTTTTCATGATTGGGGTGCTGATTGTTGTCGGCAAGGTGCTTGCCGGTGGTGAACCCATCACCCCGCGTCTGTTTATCGGGCGCATGTTGCTCGGTGGTTTTGTCTCGATGGTTGCCGGTGTTGTTCTGGTGCAGTTTCCTGACCTGTCACTGCCTGCGGTGTGCGGTATCGGCTCCATGCTGGGTATCGCCGGTTATCAGGTGATTGAGATTGCCATTCAGCGCCGTTTTAAGGGCAGGGGGAAACCGTAATGCCGGTAATTAACACGCATCAGAATATCGCGGCCTTTCTCGACATGCTGGCCGTGTCCGAAGGGACGGCGAATCATCCGCTGACGAAAAACCGGGGCTATGACGTGATAGTCACCGGACTGGACGGGAAGCCGGAAATTTTCACTGACTACAGTGACCACCCGTTCGCGCATGGCCGACCGGCGAAGGTGTTTAACCGTCGCGGTGAAAAATCCACGGCCTCCGGTCGCTATCAGCAGCTTTACCTGTTCTGGCCGCATTACCGCAAACAGCTTGCCCTGCCGGATTTCAGTCCGTTGTCACAGGACAGACTCGCCATTCAGTTGATCCGCGAACGCGGTGCACTGGATGACATCCGGGCGGGACGCATTGAGCGCGCCATTTCACGCTGTCGCAATATCTGGGCGTCCCTGCCGGGAGCCGGTTACGGTCAGCGTGAGCATTCACTGGAAAAACTGGTCACCGTCTGGCGTACCGCTGGCGGCGTACCGGCTTAAACGGAGTAAACACCATGAAGAAATTATCCCTTTCACTGATGCTGAACGTGTCGCTGGCGCTGATGCTGGCACTGTCCCTGATTTACCCGCAGAGCGTGGCCGTCAGTTTTGTCGCTGCCTGGGCGATTCTGGCGACGGTTATCTGTGTGGTTGCCGGTGGTGTCGGCGTGTATGCCACAGAGTATGTACTGGAACGCTACGGGCGGGAGCTGCCGCCGGAATCGCTGGCCGTGAAGATTGTCGCGTCGCTGTTTTTGCAGCCGGTGCCGTGGCGCAGACGGGCGGCGGCTCTGGTGGTGATGGTGGCGACGTTTATCTCGCTGGTCGCTGCCGGGTGGATTTTTACTGCGCTGATTTACCTCGTGGCGTCGGTGTTTTTCCGGCTGATACGTAAAGCCTGTCGTCAGCGTCTTGAGGGGCGGGAATTATGTCAAAGCTGATGATTGTGCTGGTCGTGTTGTTATCGCTGGCGGTGGCGGGGCTGTTTCTGGCGAAGCATGAAAACGCCAGCCTGCGCGCCTCGCTGGACAGGGCGAACAACGTCGCCAGCGGGCAGCAGACGACCATCACCATGCTGAAAAATCAGCTTCATGTTGCCCTCACCAGAGCAGACAAAAACGAGCTGGCGCAGGTGGCACTGCGTCAGGAACTGGAGAACGCCGCGAAGCGTGAAGCACAGCGCGAGAAAACCATCACGAGGTTACTGAATGAAAACGAAGATTTTCGCCGCTGGTACGGCGCTGACCTGCCTGATGCTGTGCGCCGGTTGCACCAGCGCCCCGCCTGCACCGATGCCAGTGATTGTCCACAACGCCTGCCCGAAAGTGAGTCTTTGCCCGATGCCGGGCAGCGACCCGGAGACGAACGGTGATTTAAGTGCCGATATCCGGCAGCTTGAGAACGCGCTGGCGCGTTGTGCCAGCCAGGTAAAAATGATTAAACACTGTCAGGACGAAAACGATGCTCAAACCCGACAGCCTGCGCAGGGCGCTGACTGATGCCGTCACGGTGCTGAAAACAAGCCCCGAGATGCTGCGGATATTCGTGGATAACGGGAGTATTGCCTCCACACTGGCGACGTCGCTGTCATTTGAAAAGCGTTACACGCTCAATGTCATTGTGACCGACTTTACCGGTGATTTTGACCTGCTCATCGTGCCGGTGCTGGCGTGGCTGCGGGAAAATCAGCCCGACATCATGACCACCGACGAAGGCCAGAAAAAGGGCTTCACGTTTTATGCAGACATCAACAATGACAGCAGCTTTGATATCAGCATCAGCCTGATGCTGACCGAGCGCACGCTGGTCAGTGAGGTGGACGGCGCGCTGCATGTGAAGAATATCCCGGAACCTCTGCCGCCGGAGCCGGTCACCCGCCCGATGGAGCTTTATATCAATGGCGAACTGGTGAGTAAGTGGGATGAATGAGTTTAAGCGTTTTGAAGACAGGCTGACCGGACTGATTGAGTCGCTGTCACCGTCAGGGCGTCGGCGACTGAGCGCCGAACTGGCGAAGCGTCTGCGGCAGAGTCAGCAGCGTCGGGTGATGGCACAGAAAGCCCCGGACGGCACACCCTACGCGCCACGCCAGCAGCAGAGCGCCAGAAAAAAGACCGGTCGTGTTAAGCGAAAAATGTTTGCGAAACTTATCACCAGTCGCTTTTTGCATATCCGCGCCAGCCCGGAACAGGCATCAATGGAATTTTACGGCGGGAAGTCACCGAAAATCGCCAGCGTGCATCAGTTCGGCCTGTCGGAAGAAACCCGGAAAGACGGTAAGAAAATTGATTATCCGGCGCGTCCTCTGCTCGGCTTTACCGGTGAGGATGTGCAGATGATTGAAGAGATTATCCTGGCTCACCTCGACCGTTAGTTGTGCCATTCCTGACACCTCATCGTCACATTGCCGCCGGTATGACCCGGCGGCATCCTTCCCGTTATGAACACTCTCGCAAATATTCAGGAACTCGCGCGCGCACTGCGCAACATGATCCGCACCGGCATTATCGTCGAAACCGACCTTAATGCCGGTCGCTGCCGTGTGCAGACCGGCGGCATGTGCACCGACTGGCTTCAGTGGCTGACCCATCGCGCCGGTCGTTCGCGCACATGGTGGGCACCTTCCGTGGGGGAACAGGTGCTGATTCTGGCCGTGGGCGGTGAACTCGACACGGCGTTCGTTCTGCCGGGGATTTATTCCGGCGATAACCCCGCGCCGTCGGCGTCGGCGGATGCCCTGCATATCCGTTTCCCTGACGGGGCGGTGATTGAGTATGAACCTGAAACCAGTGCACTCACGGTAAGCGGAATTAAAACGGCCAGCGTGACGGCTTCTGATTCTGTTACTGCCACGGTGCCGGTGGTCATGGTGAAAGCATCAACCCGCGTCACCCTGGACACACCGGAGGTGGTCTGCACCAACAAGCTGATTACCGGCACGCTGGAAGTGCAGAAGGGCGGGACGATGCGCGGCAACATTGAACACACCGGCGGTGAACTTTCATCAAACGGGAAGGTACTGCATACCCATAAACACCCCGGCGACAGCGGCGGCAAAACCGGGAGTCCTCTATGACAGCGCGTTATATCGGAATGAATCGCAGTGATGGCCTGACGGTCACTGACCTTGAGCATATCAGCCAGAGTATCGGCGATATCCTGCGCACACCGGTCGGCTCACGGGTGATGCGTCGTGATTACGGCTCGTTGCTGGCGTCAATGATTGACCAGCCGCAGACCCCGGCGCTTGAGTTGCAGATTAAGGTCGCCTGTTACATGGCGGTGCTGAAATGGGAACCCCGCGTCACCCTGTCATCCGTCACTACGGCGTGCAGTTTTGACGGGCGAATGACGGTCACGTTAACCGGCCAGCACAACGACACCGGCCAGCCACTTTCGTTAACCATCCCTGTGAGTTGAAACCATGCCGATTATCGACCTGAACCAGCTACCCGCACCGGATGTAGTCGAGGAGCTGGACTTTGAAACCATTCTCGCTGAACGCAAGGCGACACTGATTTCCCTTTACCCGGAGGACCAGCAGGAGGCGGTCGCCCGTACCCTGATGCTGGAATCCGAGCCTCTCGTCAAACTGCTGGAGGAAAATGCTTATCGTGAGCTTATCTGGCGTCAGCGTGTGAATGAGGCCGCACGGGCGGTAATGCTGGCCTGTGCTGCCGGTAATGACCTTGATGTGATTGGTGCCAATTACAACACCACGCGCCTGATTATCACCCCGGCAGATGATTCGACCATCCCGCCGACACCGGCAGTGATGGAGTCTGACACCGATTATCGTCTGCGTATTCAGCAGGCGTTTGAGGGCTTAAGCGTCGCCGGGTCGGTGGGAGCCTATCAGTATCATGGTCGAAGTGCCGACGGGCGTGTCGCAGATATCTCTGTCACCAGTCCGTCTCCGGCCTGCGTCACCATCTCTGTGCTGTCACGTGAAAATAACGGTGTCGCATCCGAAGACCTGCTGGCGGTGGTGCGTAACGCCCTTAATGGCGAGGACGTCAGGCCGGTGGCCGACCGCGTGACCGTGCAGTCTGCCGCCATCGTTGAATACCAGATAAACGCCACGCTTTACCTTTACCCTGGTCCCGAAAGCGAACCCATACGCGCTGCTGCCGTGAAAAAACTGGAAGCGTACATCACGGCACAGCACCGGCTGGGGCGCGACATCCGTCTGTCTGCCATTTATGCCGCTTTGCATGTGGAAGGCGTGCAGCGTGTCGAACTGACTGCACCGCTGGCCGACATCGTGCTCAACAGTACGCAGGCGTCTTTCTGTACCGAATACCGCGTCGTGACCGGAGGCTCGGATGAGTGATTCGCGACTGCTGCCGACCGGCTCATCACCGCTTGAAGTTGCCGCCGCAAAAGCCTGTGCGGAAATTGAAAAAACGCCGGTCAGGATTCGTGAACTGTGGAACCCGGATACCTGTCCGGCAAATCTGCTGCCGTGGCTGGCGTGGGCGTTTTCGGTCGACAGGTGGGATGAAAAGTGGCCGGAAGCGACAAAACGCGCCGTTATCCGCGATGCCTATTTCATCCACTGTCATAAGGGCACTATCGGTGCAATCCGGCGTGTGGTGGAGCCGCTCGGCTATCTCATCAACGTGACGGAGTGGTGGGAAAACAGTGACCCGCCCGGCACCTTCCGGCTTGATATTGGTGTACTGGAAAGTGGCATCACAGAGGCAATGTATCAGGAAATGGAACGGCTGATTGCTGATGCCAAACCTGCAAGCCGTCATCTTATTGGCCTGAACATTACCCGGGACATTCCCGGCTACCTGTTCGCCGGTGGTGTGGCTTACGACGGCGATGTAATTACGGTTTACCCCGGATAAGTGAGGAATAATGAGCACAAAATTCAAAACCGTTATCACCACTGCCGGTGCAGCAAAGCTGGCAGCGGCAACCGCACCGGGAGGGCGGAAGGTCAACATTACCACGATGGCCGTCGGGGATGGCGGTGGTAAATTGCCTGTCCCGGATGCCGGACAGACCGGGCTTATCCACGAAGTCTGGCGACATACGCTGAACAAAATCAGCCAGGACAAACGAAACAGTAATTATATTATCGCAGAGCTGGTTATTCCGCCGGAGGTGGGCGGTTTCTGGATGCGTGAGCTTGGCCTGTACGATGATGCGGGAACGTTAATTGCCGTGGCGAACATGGCCGAAAGTTATAAGCCTGCCCTTGCCGAAGGCTCAGGGCGTTCGCAGACCTGCCGCATGGTCATCATCGTCAGCAGTGTGGCCTCAGTGGCGCTGACCATTGACACCACAACGGTGATGGCAACGCAGGATTACGTTGATGACAAAATTGCAGAACATGAACAGTCACGACGTCACCCTGACGCCTCGCTGACCGCAAAAGGTTTTACTCAGTTAAGCAGTGCGACCAACAGCACGTCTGAAACGCTCGCCGCAACACCAAAAGCTGTTAAGACGGTAATGGATGAAGCGAACAAAAAAGCGCCATTAAACAGCCCTGCACTGACCGGAACGCCAACGACGCCAACTGCGCGACAGGGAACGAATAATACTCAGATCGCAAACACGGCTTTCGTTATGGCCGCGATTGCCGCCATTGTAGACTCGTCGCCTGACGCACTGAATACGCTGAACGAGCTGGCGGCGGCGCTGGGCAATGACCCGAATTTTGCTACCTCCATGACTAATGCGCTTGCGGGTAAGCAACCGAAAGATGCCACTCTGACGGCGCTGGCGGGGCTTGCTACTGCGGCAGACAGCTTTCCGTATTTTACGGGGAATGATGTTGCCAGTTTGGCAACCCTGACAAAAGTCGGGCGGGATATTCTGGCTAAAGCGACCATTGCTGCCGTTATCGAATACCTCGGTTTGCAGGAAACGGTAAACAGGGCCAGGAACGCGGTGCAAAAGAATGGCGATACCTTGTCCGGCGGGATTACTTTTGAAAACGACTCAATCCTTGCCTGGATTCGAAATACTGACTGGGCGAAGATTGGATTTAAAAATGATGCCGATGGTGACGCTGATTCATACATGTGGTTTGAAACGGGGGATAACGGCAATGAATATTTCAAATGGAGAAGCCGCCAGAGTACCACAACAAAAGACCTGATGACGCTGAAATGGGATGCACTAAATATTCTTGTTAATGCCGTCATTAATGGCTGTCTTGGAGTTGGTACGACGAATGCACTAGGTGGTAGCTCTATTGTCCTTGGTGATAATGATACCGGATTTAAACAGAATGGAGACGGTATTCTTGATGTTTATGCTAACAGTCAGCGTGTATTCCGTTTTCAGAATGGAGTGGCTATTGCTTTTAAAAATATTCAGGCAGGGGATAGTAAAAAGTTCTCGCTATCCAGCTCTAACACATCCACGAAGAATATTACCTTTAATTTATGGGGTGCTTCCAACCGTCCAGTGGTTGCAGAGTTAGGCGATGAGTCCGGATGGCATTTCTATAGCCAGCGAAATACAGATAACTCGGTAATATTTGCTGTTAACGGTCAGATGCAACCCAGCAACTGGGGGAATTTTGATTCCCGCTATGTGAAAGATGTTCGCCTGGGTACGCGAGTTGTTCAATTGATGGCGCGAGGTGGTCGTTATGAAAAAGCCGGACACACGATTACCGGATTAAGAATCATTGGTGAAGTAGATGGCGATGATGAGGCCATCTTCAGGCCGATACAAAAATACATCAATGGCACATGGTATAACGTTGCGCAGGTGTAAATTATGCAGCATTTAAAGAACATTAAGTCAGGTAATCCCAAAACAAAAGAACAATATCAGCTAACAAAGAATTTTGATGTTATCTGGTTATGGTCCGAAGACGGAAAAAACTGGTATGAAGAAGTAAGTAATTTTCAGGAAGACACAATAAAGATTGTTTACGATGAAAATAATATTATTGTCGCCATCACCAGAGATGCTTCAACGCTTAATCCTGAAGGTTTTAGCGTCGTTGAGGTTCCTGATATTACTGCCAACCGGCGTGCTGATGACTCTGGTAAATGGATGTTTAAGGATGGTGCCGTGATTAAGCGGATTTATACGGCAGACGAACAGCAGCAACTGGCGGAATTACATAAGGCAGCTTTGCTTTCCGAAGCTGAATCCGTGATTTTGCCGCTGGAGCGCGCGGTCAGGCTGAATATGGCAACAGATGAGGAGCGTAGTCGACTGGAGGCATGGGAACGCTATAGTGTTCTGGTCAGTCGTGTGGATCCTGCAAATCCTGAATGGCCGGAAATGCCGCAATAAGTTGTATGAGCTCTGGTGTGGGCTTACATATCTATGGCACAGAGTAAAGCCTAATCTGACAGTCCACTCTGTGCCAGAGGTGGGCATTGCTGATGTCATAAAATATTATGCCAGCAGCCGTCTTAGGGGAGTGTTTACATTTCAATGATCGGGTATGATCTCGGCATGTTAATGGTTTATTACTAAATGCTTGCGCCTATCTTTATGGAGGAGTAATGAGTGGTATTCGTATAACTCAGGCTATTGATAACAATCAGATTTTAGTAAATGTAAATACTTTTAATTATAGTGTTAATCCCTATCCACTCAAATGTCCTGACCCAAATTGCTCTGCTCATTTGGTGTATGTCAAAAGCCATATTCGTCGGAGTTTTAATAAAACCTTGCATATCCCCGCCTTCTTTAGACTGGAAAAAAATTTCACGCATGACAAATTATGTCAGTATGGAACTTCAGGATTGAATACAATTTATGCAAGTGATTCCAGTCATGATATCAGCCGTGCGCTTGCCACAGGTAATAATATATTCCGTATACATATACTCGATGAAGATGATATCTCTAAATTAAGCAGAAAAGCTGCAGCTATGCAGGCAAATCCACCTTCTGATACTACAGACCGCGTTTATGTCAAGAGAGGTCGGAAAGCCCCCTATGTGAAGAACATGGATAGCTTACGGGAGATCTATGAATATGGAAAAGCTCACCCCAACAAGAGAAACAGCATAAAAATTGTTACTGGAACAAGTACTGTAACGTGGTCTGATTTTTTCTATGAAACAACGCAGTTAGAACGATTGTCAACTTACCTCCAGAAAGTAAAAATAGCTCAGGTTGCTGTAATTATGAAAGTGCATGTGGCGAGAATCCCTATGGCGAAATTTAATTATCGACACTTCATTGAAGGTTCGCCAATGAGGATAAAAGGGGGCTTTAATATATATCCTACGATTCAATTAGGAAATGTTACTCCAAAATTATTTCCGTTGAGTAGCATTGTCATGGTACTCGGTAAATTTACTATTCCAACAAATAGAAAAATGATAATGGATCCAACATTTGAGCGTGAAGTCAGAACCATAGTTTCTAGTGAAGAGCAAGTGCTAATTCTTTGAAATCAAGAGGATTTGGCTCGGATGATTATGTGCGGCTTATAACCATAACGTAATGAGCGGATTTTTCTACTGCTTTTTATCATTTTGGTTAACTAAAACTAACCTCTGCTCCTCGCTCAAAGCAGACTGTCAGATTTGATAGCGTTTTGGCTATGTAAATTGTCAGTCGGAAAATGAGTGAGTACAAATCAGGACAGGCGGGCGAATTGCCTGCCTTTTCTTTATCTGTTGTTTCATCCACTGACCAGCCAGGTCAAATAGCGTCTCATGCACTGCCCAACAGAAAATAGTTGCACCCATTAACCACGGAGTTAAACGGATGAGTGACTATCATCACGGCGTGCAGGTGCTGGAGATTAACGACGGCACCCGCGTCATTTCCACCGTATCCACCGCCATTGTTGGCATGGTCTGCACGGCCAGCGATGCGGATGCGGAAATCTTCCCCCTCAATAAACCGGTGCTGATTACCAATGTGCAGAGTGCAATTGCAAAGGCCGGTAAAAAAGGCACGCTGGCGGCGTCGTTGCAGGCTATCGCCGACCAGTCAAAACCGGTCACCGTTGTCGTACGTGTGGAAGACGGCACCGGCGAAGACGAAGAAACGAAACTCGCGCAGACCGTTTCCAATATCATCGGCACCACTGACGAAAACGGTCAGTACACCGGACTGAAGGCCCTGCTGGCGGCAGAGTCGGTAACCGGTGTTAAACCGCGTATTCTCGGCGTGCCGGGACTGGACACCAAAGAGGTGGCTGTTGCACTGGCATCAGTCTGTCAGAAGCTGCGCGCTTTCGGGTATATCAGCGCATGGGGCTGTAAAACCATTTCCGAGGTGAAAGCCTACCGCCAGAATTTCAGCCAGCGTGAGCTGATGGTCATCTGGCCGGATTTCCTCGCATGGGATACGGTCGCCAGTACCACCGCCACCGCGTATGCCACCGCCCGTGCGCTGGGTCTGCGCGCTAAAATCGACCAGGAGCAGGGCTGGCATAAAACGCTGTCCAACGTCGGGGTGAACGGTGTTACCGGCATCAGCGCGTCCGTATTCTGGGATTTGCAGGAGTCCGGCACCGATGCTGACCTGCTTAACGAGTCAGGCGTCACAACGCTGATTCGCCGTGACGGTTTCCGCTTCTGGGGTAACCGTACCTGCTCTGATGATCCGCTGTTCCTCTTTGAAAACTACACCCGCACCGCGCAGGTGCTGGCCGACACGATGGCTGAGGCGCACATGTGGGCGGTGGACAAGCCCATCACCGCAACGCTGATTCGCGACATCGTTGACGGCATCAATGCCAAATTCCGTGAGCTGAAAACAAACGGCTATATCGTGGATGCGACCTGCTGGTTCAGCGAAGAGTCCAACGATGCGGAAACCCTCAAGGCCGGAAAACTGTATATCGACTACGACTATACCCCGGTGCCTCCTCTTGAAAATCTGACCCTGCGCCAGCGCATTACCGATAAATACCTGGCAAATCTGGTCACTTCGGTTAACAGCAATTAAGGAGCCTGACCGATGGCAATGCCGCGCAAACTCAAGTTAATGAACGTCTTTCTGAACGGCTACAGCTATCAGGGCGTTGCAAAGTCCGTCACGCTGCCAAAACTGACCCGTAAGCTCGAAAACTATCGCGGTGCGGGGATGAACGGCAGCGCACCGGTAGACCTCGGCCTTGATGACGATGCGCTGTCAATGGAGTGGTCGCTCGGTGGCTTCCCGGATTCGGTTATCTGGGAGCTTTACGCCGCAACCGGTGTGGATGCTGTGCCGATTCGTTTTGCAGGCTCTTACCAGCGTGACGATACCGGCGAAACGGTGGCCGTCGAAGTGGTCATGCGTGGACGTCAGAAAGAAATCGACACCGGCGAGGGCAAACAGGGAGAAGACACCGAGTCGAAAATCTCCGTGGTCTGCACCTATTTCCGGCTGACGATGGACGGTAAGGAGCTGGTCGAAATCGACACCATCAACATGATTGAGAAGGTGAACGGCGTCGACCGGCTGGAGCAACACCGCCGCAATATCGGCCTGTGATTTTCATCCGGTCAGCCTGGCTGACCGGTTAACCCCGATTCAGAAGTGAGAAAACCATGAACAAAGAAAATGTGATTACCCTGGACAATCCGGTCAAGCGTGGTGAGCAGGTTATCGAACAGGTCACGCTGATGAAACCCAATGCCGGGACGCTGCGCGGTGTCAGTCTGGCTGCGGTCGCAAACTCCGAAGTCGATGCGCTGATTAAGGTGCTGCCGCGCATGACGGCACCAATGCTGACCGAGCAGGAGGTCGCCGCGCTGGAACTGCCTGACCTTGTGGCGCTGGCCGGTAAGGTGGTCGGTTTTTTGTCGCCGAACTCGGTGCAGTGACGTTCCCGAAAAATTTCTCGGTCGATGACCTGATGGCGGATGTGGCAGTGATATTTCACTGGCCGCCATCAGAACTGTATCCCATGAGCCTGACCGAACTCATCACATGGCGCGAAAAGGCGCTCCGGCGAAGCGGAAACACGAATGAGTGACAATGTAAAATTACAGGTATTGCTCAGGGCTGTTGACCAGGCATCCCGCCCGTTTAAATCCATCCGTACAGCGAGCAGGTCGCTGTCGGGTGATATCCGGGAAACACAAAAATCACTGCGCGAGCTGAACGGTCAGGCATCCCGTATTGAGGGATTCCGCAAGACCAGTGCACAGCTCGCCGTGACTGGTCATGCACTTGAAAAGGCACGGCAGGAGGCCGAAGCCCTTGCCACACAGTTTAAAAACACCGAGCGTCCGACCCGTGCTCAGGCGAAAGTGCTGGAATCCGCAAAGCGAGCAGCGGAGGACTTACAGGCGAAATATAACCGCCTGACGGATTCCGTTAAACGCCAGCAGCGGGAACTGGCTGCTGTGGGAATTAATACCCGCAATCTTGCACATGATGAGCAGGGGCTGAAAAACCGTATCAGTGAAACCACCGCGCAGCTTAACCGGCAGCGTGACGCGCTGGCGCGTGTCAGTGCGCAACAGGCAAAACTTAACGCAGTAAAACAGCGTTATCAGGCCGGAAAGGAACTGGCCGGAACTATGGCCTCAGTGGGCGCTGCCGGTGTGGGGATTGCGGCGGCGGGAACGATGGCCGGTGTTAAGTTGCTGATGCCCGGTTATGAGTTTGCGCAGAAAAACTCAGAATTGCAGGCCGTGCTCGGCGTGGCAAAAGACTCCGCCGAAATGGCCGCACTCCGCAAGCAGGCGCGCCAGCTCGGTGACAATACTGCCGCCTCGGCGGATGATGCAGCCGGTGCACAGATTATCATTGCGAAAGCCGGTGGAGATGCTGCGGCTATTCAGGCGGCAACGCCGGTCACGCTGAATATGGCACTGGCGAATCAGCGGTCGATGGAAGAAAACGCGCAACTGTTGCTGGGGACTAAGGCATCCTTTCAACTGTCAAATGATGATGTCAGTCATGTGGGCGACGTGTTGTCGGCAACGATGAATAAGTCGGCGGCTGATTTTCAGGGACTCAGTGATGCACTGACTTATCTCGGCCCGGTTGCGAAGACGGCAGGTGTAAGTCTTGAGCAGGCAGCAGCCATGACAGGTGTGCTGCATGACAATAACATCAGGGGGTCAATGGCGGGTACGGGTAGCAGTGCCGTTGTCACCCGATTACAGGCTCCGACAGGGAAAGCATGGGATGCACTCAAAGAGCTTGGCGTTAAAACCTCGGACAAAAAGGGAAATATGCGCCCGTTGTTCACCATTCTGAAAGAGATTCAGGCCAGCTTTGATAAACACAAGCTGGGAACGTCTCAGAAGGGGGAATACCTTAAAACCATTTTTGGTGAGGAAGCCCTGAAATCAGCGAACGTTTTACTGGCAGCGGCAGCAAGCGGAAAACTGGATACGCTGACCGCCACGCTGAAAGCCTCGGACGGTAAAACGGAAGAGCTGGTTAAAATCATGCAGGATAACCTCGGCGGTGACTTTAAGGAGTTTCAGTCCGCTTATGAGGCGGTGGGGACTGACCTGTTTGACCAGCAGGAAGGCGCACTGCGTAAGCTCACACAGACGGCCACAAAGTATGTGTTAAAACTCGACGGCTGGATCCAGAAAAACAAATCACTGGCGTCAACCATCGGCCTCATTGTCGGTGGCGCACTGGCGCTGACTGGCGTCATCGGTGCCATTGGCCTCGTAGCCTGGCCGGTTATCACCGGCATCAATGCCATCATCGCGGCAGCAGGCGCAATGGGGGCAATCTTCACGACGGTTGGCAGTGCTGTTATGACGGCCATCGGGGCGATTAGCTGGCCGGTTGTGGCCGTGGTGGCCGCCATTGTCGCCGGGGCGTTGCTTATCCGTAAATACTGGGAGCCTGTCAGCGCATTCTTTGGCGGTGTGGTTGAGGGGCTGAAAGTGGCATTTGCGCCGGTGGGGGAACTGTTCACGCCACTTAAGCCGGTGTTTGACTGGCTGGGCGAAAAGTTACAGGCCGCGTGGCAGTGGTTTAAAAACCTGATTGCCCCGGTTAAAGCCACACAGGACACCCTGAACCGTTGCCGTGACACGGGCGTCATGTTCGGGCAGGCACTGGCTGACGCGTTGATGCTGCCGCTTAATGCGTTCAACAAACTGCGCAGTGGTATTGACTGGGTACTGGAAAAACTCGGTGTTATCAACAAAGAGTCAGACACACTTGACCAGACCGCCGCCAGAACTCATGCCGCCACGTATGGCACCGGTGGTTATATTCCGGCGACCAGCTCTTATGCAGGCTATCAGGCTTATCAGCCAGTCACGGCACCGGCTGGCCGCTCTTATGTGGACCAGAGTAAAAACGAATATCACATCAGCCTGACGGGTGGTACTGCGCCGGGGACACAGCTTGACCGCCAGTTACAGGATGCGCTCGAAAAATACGAGCGGGATAAACGTGCGCGCGCCCGTGCCAGCATGATGCATGACGGTTAAGGAGGTGACGAAAAATGATGCTCGCGTTAGGTATGTTTGTTTTTATGCGCCAGACGCTGCCACACCAGACCATGCAGCGTGAATCTGATTATCGCTGGCCGTCAAATTCCCGTATCGGTAAACGGGATGCCTACCAGTTTCTCGGTGTGGGTGAGGAAAACATCACGCTTGCCGGTGTGCTTTATCCCGAACTGACTGGCGGCAAGCTGACGATGACCACGCTCAGGCTGATGGCAGATGAAGGCCGGGCGTGGCCGTTGCTGGATGGCACCGGCATGATTTACGGCATGTATGTCATCAGCAGGGTGAGTGAAACAGGGAGTATTTTCTTTGCAGACGGCACACCCCGGAAAATTGATTTTACGCTGTCGCTCACCCGCGTTGATGAATCACTGGCCGCGCTTTATGGCGATATCGGTAAACAGGCGGAATCGCTCATCGGTAAGGCTGGCAGTATGGCGACTAAATTCACGGGTATGACGGGGGCGGGATAATGCTGGATGCGCTGACATTTGATGCAGGCAGTACGCTGACACCGGATTACATGCTGATGCTCGACAGCAGGGATATTACCGGCAATATCAGCGACCGTCTGATGAGCATGACTCTGACGGATAACCGGGGCTTTGAGGCTGACCAGCTTGATATTGAACTGAACGATGCCGACGGGCAGGTCGGACTACCGATTCGTGGCGCTGTCCTGACGGTGTATATCGGCTGGAAAGGTTTTGCCCTGGTATGCAAAGGGAAATTTACCGTTGATGAGGTTGAACACCGGGGCGCACCGGATGTGGTCACCATCCGCGCCCGGAGTGCAGATTTCCGCGGGACGCTCAATTCCCGCCGTGAAGGCTCCTGGCATGACACCACGCTCGGTGCGATTGTTGAGGCGATAGCCTCCCGTAACAGGCTGGAAGCCAGTGTCGCGCCGTCACTGGCCGGAATTAAAATCCCGCACATCGACCAGTCGCAGGAGTCTGATGCAAAATTCCTGACCCGCCTTGCTGAACGCAACGGCGGTGAGGTGTCGGTAAAAATGGGAAAACTGTTGTTTCTCAAAGCGGGGCAGGGGGTGACGGCCAGCGGTAAAAAAATCCCGCAGATCACCATCACCCGCAGCGACGGTGACCGTCATCATTTTGCGATTGCTGACCGTGGAGCCTATACCGGCGTAACGGCAAAGTGGCTTCACACCAAAGACCCGAAGCCGCAAAAGCAGAAGGTAAAACTGAAACGCAAAAAGAAAGAGAAACACCTGCGCGCACTGGAGCACCCGAAAGCGAAACCAGTCACGCAGAAGAAAGCGCCAAAAGTACCGGAAGCGCGCGAAGGTGAATACATGGCCGGTGAGGCTGACAACGTTTTTGCCCTGACCACGGTATATGCCACGAAAGCGCAGGCCATGCGCGCCGCTCAGGCGAAGTGGGATAAGCTGCAACGGGGCGTGGCGGAGTTCTCCATCAGCCTGGCTACCGGTCGGGCAGATATTTACACGGAAACACCGGTCAAAGTGTCAGGCTTTAAGCGCGTCATAGACGAGCAGGACTGGACAATCACTAAGGTGACACATTTTCTGAATAATAGCGGCTTCACGACGTCCTTAGAGCTTGAGGTCAGGCTTTCTGATGTGGAGTATGAAACAGAAGATGATGAGTGATGTGTTTTGTTTATCTGTTTGTTTTATAAGGATAAATTGACTAAAATGGCACCATCAACAAAACCGGAAGAGGTGCTCGCGATGTTTCATTGTCCTTTATGCCAGCATGCCGCACATGCGCGTACAAGCCGCTATATCACTGACACGACAAAAGAGCGTTATCACCAGTGTCAGAACGTGAATTGCAGCGCCACGTTCATCACTTATGAGTCGGTACAGCGATACATCGTGAAGCCGGGAGAAGTCCACGCCGTAAGGCCGCACCCGTTGCCGTCAGGGCAGCAAATTATGTGGATGTGA